GCCTGTTATGTGCGCGTATCAACCGACAAGCAAGATGTCGTTAACCAAGAACACGCCATCAAGGCGTATCTGAATGGCGGCGACCAAGAGGTCACATGGTTCCGCGAAGAAGGTGTGTCCAGCGGCACGCCGTGGGACCAAAGACAGGTGCTACAAGACTGCATCTCTCACTGCCGTAAAACCGGCAGTACAATGGTGGTCTACTCCATCAGCCGTATCGCTCGGAGTATGTGGCAAACTCTGCGCTTCCTAGAGAACGAAATCTCATCCGGCAAAATCAAGCTGGTGGTCGTGGACGATCCAACCTTGGACGAAATGACCATTGGCTTCAAAGCCATGTTTGCCCAACATGAGCGCAAGCAAATCCAGATGCGCACCAAAGCGGCTCTAACCCGCATCAAAGAGGAGATAGAAGAGAAGGGCAGCTATACAGCCCGGTCAGGCCGCGTCATTACCAAGCTCGGCGTGCATGAAAATCTCGACAAAGCCGGAAAAATAGGCAACGCGGTGCAAGCCGCCAAGGCTGATGAGAGGGCAGGGGAATTGGCGACCATGTTGACAAACCTCAGAACTCAGGGACTTAGTTACCGCGAGATTGCTAACCAGCTAAACGGAATGGGTGTGCCGACCACCAAAAACAGGCGCAACCCAGATCAGTCTGTCGATGACCGCAGCGAGTGGCACGCATCTACAGTCCGAAATTATGTGAAGAGGTTAGAGCAATGAACAACATGCGAATAAAAAGTCTGACACCGCACGAAATCGAAGAAGAGTTGCGCCTGAGATATGTAACGTCAATTTGCGATATGCAGTTAAACTATGCTCGACGCCGAAACTCGAACGAGAATGCCACCAGATTACAACAGTGGATGAGGTCAACTTTCCAAAAAGATGCTTTCGCTTGGGCAGTGGTACACGCCAAATCTGTCAAGTTGCCTGCAAGCCAATCTGACATTATGGCGCAGACAAAAATCACCCGGCAAAGCGTTTCATTAATGGTTCAACATTGCCTTGCTGAAGGCTGGATTGAGGTTTTCTGTGACGATAAAAAAATCGACGCGGAACATATAAAGTACTGTAAAGGAACACTAAAATACTGGGCCGGTGAGGAAATGATGCAGCTTGTCGATGCCTTCGTCGAGCGTCACATTGAAACTACTGAAGGCACTTTTATGAACAAAAACTGGGATGACCTTATGGCAATTCGTCAGGTGAGGCGCGTACTCTAATGTTTATATCTCTAGACTTTAGTATGTAAAGCTATTGGCGCTTTACACAACGAATCAGTCTTTTTATGTTTTGAACAGGAGAGGAACTATGGCAACTCAAAACCGGCGCAGAAATAAGACAAAGTTGAACCCTACTGTTATGATGATGAAATCTGGGGGCATGGCTTTCAAACGCCGTATGGATATTCCTATGTGGCACACACGCCACTTGGATAAAAGCATAGAGATTCTCGAAGAACTGCTTGAAGCATTAAAAGAGCTTCGAGGTTCTAACCGCCAACTCGGTTGGCAAAAGTGTATGCACGCGCAGCACCATCTTATGTGGGCTGGTCAGAAGTTTAACCGGGTAACGCCCAAAGACCCTCGGGAGCGGGGCGCGGCCCAATACACTTACGACAATAATGGCCCATACGCTTATGACGCGAACGGCCTGACTGAGCTTGCGGCTCGTGAAGACCTAGACGAACCGCTACAACGACCAAACGAGGGGTCTGGCTTAAAATAAACTAGGTCTGGAAGCAGTACGATGAGGCAGTTGGATTTTTCAATTTGCGAACAATGGCCTATGAAAAGGAGTTAATTTATGGGGCGCATAATATATAAATTGTTTAAAAGTTCTGGACCGGCAGAACGGCAAGGGCAGACAGTACAGGTAATACAGGAGTTTCTGTGCGTTCTGTCTATTTTCATCACCCTATACGGTAGTTTGTGGATTGGTTGTCTGTTCGATGACGCTTGTTTCGCAGCAAATTTTGGGGGGCTTTGATATGCCAAAGCTTACCAAAACAGGCTATGAAATAGGTAGCTCAGAAGCTGGTGCGATTGTCTTGCACAAGACTTCATTTCAAAACCGCATTGAGGTTCTGCGCAAGCACAAGCTTGCCCGAGCCGGTGTAGAAGACATTGATGAAATAAGGAACAAGGACGCCTTAGATCGTGGCACGTTCTTAGAAGATGGTGTAGCTCAGTGGGGCGCAAAGCGCATCGAAGAGCTTACTGATATGCCGGTTGAAATGTTTGAACCCACCGAGGCATACAAGAAGCCAGACCTCGGCATAGCGTCTAGCATTGACAGAATAATGAAACTTAATGCACCGCTGCATTTATGGAACGCAGAAGGCACGGCTGTAAATTTGCAGGGCGAATGCATCGCTGAAGTAAAGACCGACTTCTATCACAACGGTCGGCCAAAGCCGGAGTGGGTGATACAGGTGCTTCATCAGATGCTTTGCTCCGACATTCGCCGGGGTCTTATTCTGTGCATGGATCAGCATGGGAAGCTTTACATGTATCCAGTAGAGTGGAGCGAAGTGGTCGCTGCTACAATGCTGGACGCATACACTGAGTTTTGGGAGCATGTTAAAAACGATACCGAGTACCCGCCTATCGCTTCAGAAGCACAGTCGGAGCCGGTCGAGATTAACCAAGACTTCCCTGATACCAATTTTAATTTGCTGGCGCTTTGCCAAGACTATGAGTTGAAACGTCAAGAAGAGCTTGCGGCTCGGAAAGATAAAGAAAGCATCCGCGACACAATTGAAATGGCGGTCGAGGCGCTGAACGTAGAGCATGTAATTGCACGCGCTCCTGTTACTCGGGAAGGCATTCCAGCTATGCCATCGTATCAAATAAAATACGAGACAAAACTCCGAGAGAAAAAGCAAATGATGCCGACCGGGGAGATGGTAGAAACCACCACATTTAGAATAAAGGAAATGCAATGAGCAATTTAGCAATAGTGCCACAGTCGCTGGATGAAGCCATACGAATGGCTGAGATGTTTTCTAAAGCGCCAATGGTTCCGCGTGAATATCAGGGCAAACCGGCCAACACTTTGGTCGCAATCCAGTGGGGCTTGGAGCTTGGTTTAAAGCCGCTACAGTCGCTCCAAAATATCGCGGTCATCAATGGTCGCCCCAGTATGTATGGTGACGCCCTCATTGCTCTGGTGCGCGGCAACAGCGTATGCCACGGCATTAAAGAATACTTCGAAGGCGAGGGCGATACATATACGGCTGTCTGCTTGGCATCGCGGTATCGGCCGGATGGTTCCATCGAAGAGGTAAAGAAAGAATTTTCTGTGACACAGGCGAAGCGTGCCAAGCTCTGGGGAAAGCAGGGGCCGTGGACGCAATACCCGGATCGGATGCTTCAAATGCGTGCAAGGTCGCTTGCCCTGCGTGATGCGTTTCCTGATGTCCTCTCTGGCATGATGACCGTTGAAGAGGCGCAAGACATTCCCGAGCCGCGCAATGTCACACCAGAAGCAGCGCCCCTGGATCCTGTAGCTCCGCCTAAAATTGGCGAGATACTGAACCCCGAACCCAAGCCCGAACCTGAGAAAGAAAAAGGCGTGTTGCTCCACCAGCTTCCTAAGAAGAAAGAAGAGAAAAGCGCTTTCCAAGAAGCTATCGCTAGAGCGGAAGAAAACACTGAACCAGCGGCGCAGTTTGTTTTGTCATACCTTGCCGACAAGCCTGACGCAGTCCACACATCTGAGCTTGATTGGGCGAATGAGTACAATGATTTGATGCTGTCTATCAGGGGCTATGAAAAGGCAGCACCGGCAGAGCGTCGAACCAAGCTTAAAGAGCTTGAAGAAAAAAACGCCGAGGCGCTAGCGCAGATGCCGGATGATATTCAAAAAGAAATGAAACAAAAACGCATGGCTTACAACAAAGGTTTGAGCATTGAAGAAAAGGAACAGGCAAATGGATAAGGTTGGGCTGACCCCTTTGGAATATGAGGTCTATCAATTCTTGAAAGTGTACAAAACTGCACGCGGTTATTTCCCAACCGTCCGTGAAGTCATGTCTGGCCGTGTCGATGGTCATCAGGTCATGCGTGAACAATCA